GTTATCCATACCGGATGACGGCAACACGAGCATAGACATGCGCCTAACATTCGATGCGGACTACAACATCTGCTACTACACGATCATGCTACGCAACGACAACGGCGACACGATTGATTGGGAGAAGACACACCGCATACCGTGGAGTGTGGGTAAGGCCATGCTCACCAAAGACGGCGTTAAATTCTTTCAGGAGGAATCGGCCAAATGAAAACTTTAGAGCAACTGCAAGCGGAGTTGCACGAGGCGAAAGCCTTGTGTGACCGCTACTCACGACCCGCACATCAGGTGCGTAACTGCCCGTCTGACCTGCAAGACTACGACATGGCGTGGCGCAGGAGACAGGCGCTGGAGTACCAGATAGCAGAGCTTGAAAAAGATTTGCAAAAACCTCTTGACTTATGTCTAGCGCTAGACAAATAATCCCATTCCCAAGGAGAAAACTATGAGCACCGAGCCAAAGAAAACCATGCCGTTGATACCGGTAGGTCATCCCGATTTCAAATGGACATCAGGCGCTGATGTGCAAGCCCTGTGGCGCAAGTATGGGTGGACCCCACCCTCTGAGTCCATCACGCCACCACCACCCCCGCCAGTGCGCGAGGAACACGCCTTCACCCCCTTCCTGCGTCGCTTTAAATAATCTAAGGAGAACCGAAATGAAACTGACCAAGTACGAAAAAGAAGCCATCGTCCGAGCCATCATGCAAGACGTACCTGCACCCACAGAAGCAGCACTCAAGAAAGAAATGCAAGACGCGTTTGTCGCAGGTATGAGCGCCCCTATCAAGAAGCTGTACAAGACCCACGCCAACGCGCTTAAAACAACACGCGTATCGAGCTGGGACTCTGAGCTTTCCTATGGCATTGACTTTGTTTCCGGCGATGCAGACTACGCGAAGGTCATAGAGCCTTTCAAAGCACGCAAGCAAAAGCGAGACGATGCACACAACAAACTGCATAACGCTGTCATGGGGTGCAGCACACTGGCGCAACTCAACAAGCTGCTGCCCGAGTTCAGCTCGTACTTCCCGACCGAGTCAACGCCAACAAAGAACCTGCCTGCTGTGGCCAACATGGTGGCAGACCTAACCAAGCTGGGCTGGCCTAAGAAAGCCAGCAAAGTAGCAACCGCATAACCCAAGGAGAACCATATGCCCGACATCAAATCAGCACTTGAGAAAGCACTCAACGAGTGGGAGCCAGCACCTGCACCCAAACCTGCACCCACACCTGCAAAGGCCTACTTCACTGTGACCAACAACGTCTGCCGCGTTACGTTTGAGTACGTGCGAGACAACCCCGGCAAGACCCGTGTTGAGGTGGCTAAGACGCTCGAAGCGCGGGGCTACAAGTCCGGCTCTGTGTCATCACTGCTCGGACAGATGCTCAAGCAGGGCATGATGCGTGAGAGCGCACACCTGCTGTACGTCACAACCAACGAGTACGCACCGCTGAAGTCCAGCAAGGCGCTCAAGGTAGCGCAAGAAAAGGCGCAACAAACAACGCGCAAGAAAGTTGTCCTCATCAGCAAGCGCACAGGTGAGGTCATTCCATCTGCATCAGCAGGTATCGCAGCACTGCCTACAACACGCGAAGCAGCTCCTCAGATCAACAGTGCATGGGATGCAGAGACACTGCTCAACAACCTGAGTATCAAGCAAGCGCGTGCCCTGTACGACGAGCTGCGCAAAATCTTTGGGGGCTGAGATGAGCAATACAAACACAGGCGGGCCAGCGTTTCCCGGCGTAAAGTGGGTTCACCAAGGTGAAAACGTCAACCCGGACGGTATGACCCTGCGCGACTACTTTGCAGCCAAGGCGATGCAATCTACGTTAGCGGACAATACCTACGTTGAAAGAACAGAAACGGCTGCCGAGTGGGTGGCGATCGTGGCGAAGTCTTCTTATGAAATCGCAGACGCCATGCTGAAAGCGAGGGAAGCATGAAGACCCACAGCTACGCCTACATCGCCATCGCCATCTGGGCTGTGGCTTCTGTGCTGGTGCTGCTGTACGCACCAAGGACGAACAACCCAACGAACTGCCAAGAGCTGGCACAACCAGAGCAAGACAAATGCAAAGCAAGGAGAAGGCTATGAGTAAAGACGAATTGAAGCTGGCGCTGCATAAAGCGTTCGACCTCGGCTCTAAATACGGGCAGCAGGCAGACAGCGAGTACTCCAGCCAATGGAAAAAGGCTGACGCAACAAGAGCGCAGCTTGACCAACTGATTGAAGACACTGCCAAGCAAGCCCTTGCAGCACCTGTGCAGGAGCCTGTGGCGCAATACAGCGACATCGTTTCTGATGGTGGACTTGACCCGCGCAACAAGTTCGACATCCCCGCAGCACAGCGCACATGGGTTGGGCTGACGAGGGCAGAGTGTCTGCAAATTGAAAAAGACATGGCGAAGTACTACGACTACCGGCACGAATGTAAAACCGTCTGTCTGCCCGAGTTTGCCAGAGCCATCGAAGCCAAACTCAAGGAGAAGAACAATGGATAAAACACTCGCAGTACTGTTTGCCGTTGGCCTATTTGTATGGGCTTTGTATTTGACACAGGGGATGTTATGAGAGACACGATAGACATGGCCCGTGAGGCAGGCTTGTTCGTAGCGCGGGAAAATCCAAGGTATTACGGCGCATCATTAGACAGCCTCAAAACCTTTGAAGCCCTTGTTCGTGCTGATGAGCGTGAGGCGTGTGCAAAAGAGTGTGATGCCTACGATGTTAAATATGACGTATGTAGCAGCGATACCGCTGAAAGTATTGCTGCCGCCATCCGAGCAAGGGGGAACACATGACCGAGTGCAAACACCGCTGGGAGCCGACCACCTTCGGCATCAAGTACCGCAACCCCGGTAGCTACTGGTATCAGTGCACCCGGTGCAACAAAGTTATTTACACAATTCTTTTGGAGAAGAAAAATGGACATTGAAAAACTGAAACTGATACTCGAAACACTGCAAGGCGTGGGCCACGAAGCAGGCAGCTTGGCTATGCTGTACCTGTGGCTACAGTTTGGGGGCGCTGCCGTCACAAACCTGTGCATCGCTGCTGCCATTTTGGGTGCGGCTTACATTGGTTACAGAGCCATCAGAGTGGGCTACGGCGTGGATGCTTACGATTCGCTCTTGCGTGACATGCGCAATCAACTGTTCCCCGGCACAGGCGGACACCTGACTGATGACGAGCGCCAGCGCACAATGGCCGCGATCCGTGCACTGGTGGCCGAGAAGCATGCAAAGGATAAAAAATGACCAAACTACGATGCCCCGAATGCATGAGCGAACAGGTAACGCTTCAGCATTGGCAAACATTCATGGCGAACACGCTTGAGCACTACTGCCACAGCATGAAGACGCAAGACGATGACTCGCCATCGCGCTGCCTTGACTGTCAATGGACGGGCCTACACCGCGACTTAAACGGATACGGAGAACAAGCATGAGTGAGTACTACGATGAAAGGGCTGGCGACTCTGCCCTTGCCGAGCAGGCATGGGAAGAACGCGAAGCAAGGCGCAACTTCCGCACCGAGGTGTGGACGACAAAAGATGGGCGAAAAATACCCATCACGGACATGGATGACAGCCATGTTCTTAACGCATATCGACGGGGCCAAAGTAGCTTGCTGTTCCGCGAGATGGTGCTGCGTCTGTTTGAAGAAAGAGTGAGGAACGCATGACCCCAGTACGCCAGAAAAAAATACGCACCGTACTGCGTGCGCATCCAAGCGGCATGACGCCCAATGAGATCGCGCAGGCCACGGGCATTCACGTTGCCAACATCAGGGCATCACTGAGGACGATGCCCGATACCTACGTTGATCGCTGGCGCATGGGCAAACGTGGGCAGTTCGAGAAGGTGTGGGTTGCTGTGCCCGTGCCCGATGACTGCCCTCACCCCAAAGACCGCTTGAAGTGGGGTGTTCACCACAAGAAACCAAAGACCCAGTGGGTCATCACCGAAGGAGCAACAACATGACTGAACGCTTTATTGACAAGCTGGACCGGCTCGGCGCAGAGGCGGGTATCAAAGAGATGACGCCGGAGATGCGCCGGTTCGCAATGCTTGTGCGCAGTGACATGCTGCGGGGCTTGGGTGACTTTGGCAAACAGATGGCTGACGCAGAAACGCTCAGCAGTTACTCGTTGGGTTTAAGGGAGAGAAAGCATGACTGAAGAAGACGAAGAGTTCAACCGCATCGAGCGCGAAGCATCCCTGCGCAAAGCCGCTGTAGCCGCAGCCGTTGCAGAACCTATGCAAAAGCCCATGCACCCTGAAATAAAGAAGATGTACGAAGACTACTTTGACAGGTGCTTCAGAGCTTCTCCCGTATTTCGTGAGTGGGTGGGGTTGACGGAGGAGGAAGTGCTGGCTATTGGCAGAGAGCTTGGTTTGAAGTGCAGACTAGGCGGGAACCCCAACACTGACATCGACTACGCACAAGCCATCGAAGCCAAACTGAAAGAGAAAAATGAAATGTAAATGCCATCCCGACTCGCCGTTCCACTGGGCGCACAACAAGCGCCCCAGTATCTTTGTGCAAGACATTGCGTTCCGTGCCAAGGGAGCGGTAGTGAGCACTGACTACAAACTGTTCGGCATCTACAGCCGGGCGGAGCCGCACATCAAACCGCAACTCAACAAGCACGAACTTTCATGAGAACCAACGCAACGCCATCGCTTCGAACCCTGCTTAGGGACAACCCTGACGGGCTGGATGTTGGCACAATAGCCAACTACCTTGAGCGAGAACCGAGCAACATCCGAAGGCTGCTCAGCACAATGCCTGACACCTACATCGACAGATGGGTGCGGCAAAACGGTAACCCCCCGATGGCCATCTGGTGTGTCGTTGTACCACCAGAGAACTGTCCCCCACCTGAACCCAAACGAAGGAGAAAGCAATGACACTCAAAGAAGGAATCAACGGCACCACAGCAGACGCCCTGCAAGTTGGTGGCCACCACTACAAAGACATGGGCATCCAGCCGTGGGCTGTGATGGAGGCCGTGCTCACCCGCGAGGAGTTCGCTGGCTTCCTCAAAGGGAACGTCATCAAGTACGCCATGCGCCAAGGCAAGAAGGACAGCGACGACGCCAACAAGGCGCGTCATTACGCACTCAAACTTGCGGAGGTTCAAAATGGCAACAACACCTGAAGGCAAGGTCAAAGCTGCGGTGCGCAAGGTGCTGGCCAAGCACGGCATCTACTACTTCATGCCTCCGGGCATGGGGCTTGGGCGCTCGGGTATCCCCGACATCATCGGCTGCAAGAACGGCAAGTTCATTGCCATCGAGTGCAAGGCTGGTAAAGGCAAGACGACTGCGCTGCAAGAGCGTGAGTTGCTTGCGATCTGTAACGCTGGCGGGTTCACGTTCGTGGTGAACGAGACCTGCCTTGATGAACTGGAAGAAAGGTTGCTGACATGGATAAGCTGACACAAGAGACATGGGACGCCACGATCGACAATCTGGGCAAACAAGAAGAGGGGCTGCGCACACACTTCGCAAAGCTCATCATGATGTTGGCCAAGTGCTACGACGACACATTACCCTGCAAAGCCGTTGTGCTGGTCGATACTGGGGAGTCAATGATGACGTTCTCCGTTGGCGCTGACGAGCTGGAGATGGCCGACATGGTCAGCCACGCATACGATATGACGCAGGCGCTGGCCATGCGCGATGCACCACCCAAGGAGATGTTCAATTGAGCGCACCATACGACCAAGCCATAGTCTTCGATCTAGAAACAGCGTGGGGCCGGGCACAGCACATCAAGCTGGGCTTCACACACCAGACCAACGAGGAGTACGTGCGTGACCCACGCTTCAAAGCATGGGGCCTGTCATGGAAGTATCTGGGCAGCGATGACAGCCCAGTATGGGTGACACGCAAGGACTTGCCTGAGTTCTTTGCCAGCATCGACTGGAGCCGCACTGCTGTGGTTGCACAGAACGCACTGTTCGATGTGTCTGTCATGGCGTGGCGCTACAACGCCAAG